TAAAATATACAGGATCCTCAACACACTTTGCAACTTCTAAAATTTGCTCCTCGGTATAGGATATTTCTATACCGGCTCGTTTTAGACTTGCATTACCATTATAACCATTATTAATCATTCAATTATTTTATAAAACTTCTTAACATCCAACCATGTTTTTGGTGTTGATCCAAAATGTCTTGTAAAAAGTTACCTACTGCTGGCTCATTTGCTTGGTCAGCTGCAGCAATACCAGCACGCAAATGTGTCATATATCTTTCATTATCAGTTTTCAAATCTGCAATCATTGCTAATGCGGTTGGAATAGAATCCTTTTCTTCAATGTCGGACAACTCCAACATTCTGCTTAAAGCTACTGGTGCATATGAATCCAAAGCACGAATATGCTCGGCAATAGAATCAACATTACCATATACAGATTCATAAAAATCTCCTAAGAATCCATGGTACTGTGCAAAGTCGGGACCTTCAACATTCCAATGATATGAGTGTGCTTTAAAATACAACCCAAAAGTTGTACCTAAAATTGTTTTCATTTGTTCTATTAGCTTATCCATAGTCTTATTTATTCTCTCTAATTTGTTTCAATAATTCTGCCGTAGAACCGACAAATACTGCCTTTTCTACATTAATTGACTGGTTTGTTGTTTGCGTTGGACGCAAATCAGATTTTTTCTTTTGCACTTCCAACAAATCTTTATTTAAATCTGCCAAGGTTTTAATGAAATTGGCGGCAACCTCATATGCACGAGGATGCTCAGATTCTTGTGCCACTAATAATAGATTATCAATAGCGCCATTGCCTTTATCTAGTAATGATTTAATATTATTTCTGGCCAAAGCTGCGTCAGTTTCAACCTCATCACCAACCACAACTTCAGTTGCCTGTATTGTTACAGGCATTGTTGTTTTTTCTATTGGTTCAATGTCAAAAATCTCTGACAGATTATCATTTAATTTTTTCATACTAAAGTATCAGGCCATTCAATAAAGGTTTCTTCAAATCCATAAGGTTGATTTACATTTGCAGTAGGTGGATTAATAGTCGTAACAACTATGGCTGTTTTTGCCAATGTTGAATCCACACTTGTTACTGTAAATGAAGCATTAGAATACACGCCTACAACCTTATCGTTGGCACTAACTCTATCACTTAAATCAGTCAATACTAAAACACCAGTAGAAGTATTACTAAAGTATAATACTTTGCCTGTAATGCCTTTAGCATCTATTGTAACATCTTCACCTGTCGTATAAACACCTTTACCAGTTGCAAAATTTACATACATTCTTTGGCCACTTAAATCGGTGTGGTCAGCATATATATTGTTATTTGCTTGTTTAATTAAACCTTTATCATTATCAGAATAAACTGGTGGCCAAATATATGCTTTTGCAGTAAATGTAAGATTCCAAATAATCAAACGAGTGTTCATCATATCGCCTTCATAATCAGTTTCAGGAGTTACTGAATTAAGAATAACAGGCATATCATATTTTTGATCCATTTTTCCAATAAAATCTATTGTAACTGTAAAGTCAGGTGTAAAGAATGGAAGGATTTGTTCTAAAATTTGTGTGCCATCTTCTGTATTACGAACATAGATGGACAAACTAAAATCAAAATTGTAAGGAATAGGAACATATTGTTTTGCAAATTTACCAGAACTAAACCCAAAATTTTGCATTGTGGTTTGTTGTTTTCTTGAGGTATCATATGTCATTCCAACTAAATCAAAACTCATACGAGGTACAACTGTATTGACTGATTTGGTAAGATTTGGATCCGATGTAATACGAGTTAAGTATTTTTCTTTGGCACCATATGATAATGGAACTTTAGTTACTTCATATGATGTTAAGCCATCTTTAGAATAACGAACCAATTGAACATCATTAAACATGGAGCCAAAAGCCACCACAATCTTACGAATGGTACGATTATAAAAATGTGAATTATTTAACATTAAGCTTCACCAAATGGGTTAGTTTCTGTAAAGTCAAGTATAGCATCCGACTCTGTTTCAATTCTATTATTGTCAACGACATCTTCAAAGGCATTATCCATTGTGGCAGTATCAGAAACAGTATTCAATGTCCAAACTGCACTACTTGTATTGCCTCTTAATGAGCCAGAACTAAATGTTCCACGAACTCTGTAAACATCAACAGATGAACCAACAACATAATTGTGAACAAGAGCTTGTGCTGTTGCATTAGCATATGTGGCATCAGAACTTACATACACAATTTCATCAGGCACATATTTACCTGAACCACCAGCATTTAATGTAAGGCGAGTGCGTGGGTAAGTATCTCTAATTTGGTCATCAATTTCTGGAATACCAGTTTCAATAATCTCATTAGAGAATACAAATTGTTTTAATTTCAATGCGTAAACATACACATTACCACCACGACCACGGCCTAATGTATAAAACATAGCCTGATTGTTTTCGTGTTCTACAAAGCTAATTTCAAAAAAGTTTTGTAATAGTGGAACATAAACCAAATCACCTTCAAATGGGCGAGTTTGATTTACAGTAAAACCAAATCTACGGCGGGACATGAGCATTGTCATTTCGTCCCGAATTTCTAAACCAAATTTGGAGATAAAATCGCCTTCGCCTTCCATGCCTGTAACATCTTCCAAATACATTTCAATTGGATAGGCTTTTCGGTATTCTTTTAATGTATCTTCACCATATAACATATCAACTGAATCACGGCTTGACCTAGGAAGATAATAGACATCCATGCCATGAATCTGCATGGCTTCAATGACAAGGTCTTCCACCAGCAATTGCTCACTGGTGACTTGATTTATTGGATAGTTATTGAAGTAAAAGTTTGTGGACATTCATCATCAACCCATCATAATTTCGCCAGGAAGAACATTGATAACGTGCATTTGTTCCTCTAGCTTGTCAATTTCAGCTTGTGCTTCCTGCATAATGCGGGGACCATCAAGTGTTACTCCACCTGGCAATTGTATGCCAGCAAACTTACTAAGATTACTACCCCATTGGTATTTAATTAATGCAGTAGTATATTGTTTTAAGAACCTATCATTCCAAACATCTGAATAACCAGCAGAAGTCATCGTTACACCAGATTGGTTTGCTGTGAACGGGCCACGAACTGTGATAGATGTTGGTGAATTAATTTTGGCAATCTGTAATGTTTCTGTACCAAATGTAACAAAGTCGTTTTCTAAAACTTCTTGGTCAAAAATTGTACCAGTACCAACTACTGTATTGGAAGCATTTGTAGTTGCACAAGTACCAGTCAAAGTAATTGTAGAAGGATTCAATGTGCGGTAACATTCAATAATAACATATTGACCTGGTTGAATATCTCTTTCCCAATCAATATCAAGGAATACTTTGTTTTGTTTACGATTGAATCTGAATTGTGGTGTACCAGAAAACAATAGGTTTAAGGTACGAATGTGTTGCATAGTAATTTCATACGACACATAACTTACTGATGTGAAGTCGTAGAGGTCATGCAATCGTAATTGATAACGCAAGTCAAACATATTGATTGAGGCGTTTGAAGCATCAAATGGGAACACACCAGTTACAAATGTAACGGCATCAGGTGCGTAAATCCAACGGCGATTAATATCTTCTGCCGTTAGTTGATGCTTCATATAAATCTTTTCAGTACCATCAAAATGGTAATCTTCAAAGAATTGTAAAGATTCGTCTATGCGGTCATCTACTTGGTCATCATCCACATTGATTTCAATGACAGGAAAACCAAGTTTTCTTTTACAGTATAGTGCGAGTTCCGCCCTTGACCTAGGTTTTGCCATTTTTTATCCTAATGCAATTGCAAACGCTAATGCGTTTGGATCATTTACAACAATTGTTGTAACTGTATTCACTCTACCATTGGCTGAAATAGTAATAACAGGAATATAGGCTGAATTGCCATATGTGCCTGATGTGGTGTTAATGTTTGTAACATCAGTATTAGCAACACCAAATGCAGAGTTGGCATATGAACTAGCCGAAGTTATAGTATTTGCAGTAGCAAAGGCCGCATTAGCATATGATTCTGCTGCATCTGAAGCAAGATTAAAATAATTTGTGCCATCATTAGTTGCAGTCCACTTGTCAGTAGATTCATTCCAAAGTAAAGATGTGTTAGCAGAAGAACCACGGTCTACTTCAATACCAGCATTAAATGCAGGTGCAGCTGCTTGATTAATAGCGGCATTAACAGTAATAATATTATCTGCAATCAATACTGTTTGTGTGTTTGCGTAAGTCTGTTGACCTTGAATTGTTAAATTACCAGTAATGATAACATCACCAGCAACTGTACCACCAGTATTTGCATTTAGTGAATTGTTTGCTCTTGTAAAGGCTGAGTTAGCGGCCAAGAAACTACTATTTGCATATGAACCAGCAGATGATATTGTATTTGCAGTAGCAAAGGCTGCATTAGCATAAGAAGCTGCGGAGTTGGCCACATTACTTGGAGTATTGGCTGCAAGAAATGCTGAGTTGGCATATGCAGCTGCACTATTGGCAATAGCACTATGTCCGTTAGCTAAACTGAATCCTGAGTTGGCATAAGAAGCCGCACTATTGGCTACCGCAAATCCAGAGTTAGCATAAGAGGCTGCGGAGTTGGCAGTATAACTTGGAGTATTGGCTGCAAGAAATGCTGAGTTGGCATATGCAGCTGCTGAATTGGCAGTAAAACTTGGAGTATTGGCTTGTAAAAAAGCAGCATTAGCAGTATTAAATGCGCTGGCTATTGAAGCAACATTTGAACTTAAAGCACTCTCTCTAGCTAAAGCAAAACCACCAACCGTTGACCCATCGTGAACAACAATGGTGCTTTTTGTAGTATCAACAGTAATCTCAGCCGTAGCA